GTCTCCAGTAAAGAACTCTTCAAAACCAGACTTAGAAATAATCTTATCACAGATGTCAATCTGTCTTTTCTCCTTACCAATCCTTCTGATGAAGGCATACCAACAAACTTGTGTGAAATAGGAGAATGGGTTCTGTGACTTCTCTGGGTCGAACCTATGACAATAAACTACACAGTTCTCAACTGCATCCATTACCATGTCCTGACGGTACATGTAGTTGGAGAAGTTGGGTCTCATTGAGAGGTGTTCGGCAATGTCAAGGAAACACTTACCAATGTAGTGAGGAATTAGTGGTCTGGGTTCTTCATTTTCTTTAGCACGGTCAACGTCTTTCCGGAACTCGACCATTGCTGCGTAGAACTCTTTATTGTCTATAAAGTTGTTCTTTCTTCTTTTGGGCTTAATTTCATTCATACTATGATGATGTATTCTGACAGTATTATAACAAAAATAACCCAGGTGGTTAACTTAACACACCTAGGTTATAGTGTTATACTTGTAGTGCTAACGAAAAGATAAGCATGACTTAGCTATTAGGCAAGTCTTGGGAGTTCTTAAAGATATCTTCAATGTCCTCCCTGAACTTATCAACTACACCGATATATCCTGAGTTGTTCTTACTCTCTACTCTTTTCTTAATAGGACTGCCAGCTCGGGCAGCCACCAATGCTTTCTGATAAAACTCAATTCCAAACTTATCCAATTCAGACATAGAGACGACGTGAGTTTTGTTTACTATAGTAGTGTCGTCATTGGCAAACATCATCCATTTCTTTGGAATAAGTCCAGAAACGGCGACCCCCTTTTCGGGGTTCACATGTACTTCTTCCTGAATGATGATTGGATTTGTTAGAACAAAAAAGTCATGTTCATTCTGTTGAGTAGGGGCAACACGAGCAAGAACTTCCTCACCGGTAATCATTTTGATTGTGGCGTGAAAGCTATTAAACATAAGTGTTATCAAATAATCCTACGTTGTTATTTAGAGGGAGTGTGGTAACACGATATTCGAAGTCTTCCTCAACATAATATTTAATTCTCTCAGACAGGTGGTTCAGAGTAAAGTTGTTCTTGCCGTGTTCCTGTCTGAAGTCATCGGCGATGTCATATAACATTGCTGACTTCTTTCCTTTTGCCTTCCTCAGTCCTCTTCCTATAGACTGAAGAACACGTATCCTAGACTTAGAAGGAGAAGCAAAGATAACGTGATGGAGGTTCCGAATGTTGACACCAGTAGACATAGTGCCATAGCTACCCAGAATAATATTGTTAGATGTCTTCTCAGAAATGGAACGGACTTCTTCTCGGATTTTAACATCTGTGTCTCCGTAGATTAGATGAACTGGTCTATCAGTTAGGTCATTTAACATCTTAAACATAGGAATACCATGACCCTCTACTCTAGTAAAGAGAACAAGGACATTACCTTCCAGTGAGTTAGCTAAGTTACAAACAAACTTGTTTCTCTGATAAAGGTTACCGATGAATTCTATTTCGTCGTTATAGTTATTGAAGTTCTCTGCGGGGTGTTTGAGTTGAATAACTTCCACCATCAACTTAGCCAAGAAACCTTTCTCCATTAGTTCGCTGGACGTTGTCGTCTTATAGACAGGACCGAAGTGACCTTCGAGAATAAGTTTATGGACGTTCTTACCATCCAGTGTACCGGTGAAACCATATCTCCACTTAGCATCTGGCATCTTCTTCATAATACCACCCAGACACTTCGCCTTGAAGTTGTGGCACTCGTCACCTATCACACAGTCAAACTGTCTGAACCATTTCTTCTCCAGCCCGTACACAGACTGCCAGGTGGTGATAGTGACTGGAGCCTTGGTGTCAATAGAATGACCCTGATAGATTTTATGTAGGTTCTCTTCTCCCCACCCATAGTCCAAAAAGTCCTTATACATCTGTTCTACCAGACCTTTGGAAGGAACCACAATAATAGTTCTATTACCGATAGACTTGATGTACCTGGCAATAGCATAGATCATCAGAGACTTACCAGACCCCGTTGGGGACAGAATGGTCTTTCTGTGTTCCTTAAGGGCATGGAACACTGTCTCTGTCTGATAGGGTCGAGGCTTGACGGAGGATATCTTCTCCATAAACAACTCAACACCCTCGTAGAAAACCCTCTCATCCACCTCATAGGGGGATCCATAGAACTTGTTATACTCAAAGTCCCAACTGTATCCGTGTCGGTCTAACCACCTACAGAGTTGATACGTCAGACCGGCTGGTAGTGTTTTGTTATGAGTAGATAACAATCTTATTTTCCCATCCCAAAACTTCTTTCGGTATGCAGGTGAAAAGGAAGCACCCTCAACATCAAAGGAGAATGCTTCCTGAAGTTCATACAGAACGTGTTGTTCACATTCCAGAGTTATTTCTATTTCGTTCTTCTTGGCAATAATAACGTCAGACATGGCTTCACATCACTTATTATTATTTAGTTACTATGGTACAAGAAGTTAAGAACCCTGATGCCCTTTCATAAAAAGACCTCAGAGGGGTTTAAACTTTTGACAACTGCCTCTGGATCGACCTCGGACTTATGTACCCAATGATATCGAATACATTCAAACTCAGGATCCCAGGTCGTAACACAGACATAATCAGTCATGTTGTCTCCAGTCATCAGGTTTGTCACGTTGAAACCAGTCCTTGATATCATCTGCACTATTGAACCCCTTCTTATGGTTGGATGGATCGGGGTCTCCTAAACCCATCCGATTAAGAAAATCATCAGTACTACCTTCTTCAATGCTCTGAGAAGCTTGTCGTCTGGCTTTCTTTAACATCTCATTGGCAGAGGTGTTTGCCTTAGCGAGTTTCTGAGCCCAGACCATGTCGTCCAGTTTTACATCTTCGTGGTTAGCAATACACTTACAGATGAATTCCAGTTTGAGCCGGTATTGAGTTGATAACATTAGAATCCCTTCCCACCTTTCAGTTTGGTCTTTGACACATCAACAATCTCAACGTGAGTTGCGTAGTTTTTGTATTGGTACCAATGGTACCTCATAACATCATAGTCCTCAAAGGTAATAGCCTTACCGTTCTTCAACACAATTTTGTATGTGTGTTTTTCGTAGGGCTTATCACAGTAGGTTTCGAATACTTCGCCGTCTTTATAGGCCATGTGAGTTCAAGTGTGGTGGTTAATAAAGTAATAAAGAATAATACGAAAAGGCTAGACGCCATTTACAAAACGTCTCCATTCGATACATTGTTTGATGTGATAGGTCATTTGATGAACCTGTTTTAAGATGTCACTAAGAGTGTGTAAAACCACATCATAGTAATCAATCTTCATCTCCACTTTCATAATGTCTCCATCAACATTGATCCAGTTGTGGACGTCAGACTTCATTACTTTGTGAGGAAAGGGCTCCGAGTCTTCAGGAACTTCTTTCCCGGAATAATACAACCACTTTTTGTGTTGCATCGTTCTATGTTGTTGTTTGGCTTTCTTACTAAGAAGAGAGTACTCGTTGTGAAGAGTAAGATACTTATGATGAAGTTGTGGGATTCTCAATGAACTTTCGTCCAACATAACATCATCAATCTTACTATCCCTTTCCCACATTTTCTGGATAGATTCGAGGTCCATATTAGATGGTTAGTTCCTTTCCTAAAGAGGTACGTTGATAACTGGGCTTCATAGATGCGTCAGTAGCTTCTGCTGCCGGATAGATGAAATAATCAAAGTAATTATACCTTAGAGTGACCTCTGATGTAAAGTAGTTAATGTCTGGAACGGAAGCATCAAAGTTCAGTGTTGTCAGGGTAATGGGGAAGGCATCACGGAACACAAACTCAGCAACAGGTCTGTAGTTACTGGAGAGAATAAACAGGGAAACATCAGACTTCCACTGGTTAGTCCAGTCACCTCTCATGTAAGCACCGTTTTCATTAGAAGCTTCTAATGAGGGGTCCAGTTTTTCATTAACACTTCTGTAAGTTCCTCTATTGAAAGTGAACTCTTTGGTTGAAACTGGTGTAGTAATTTCTCTCATCCAGTCGTGGACTTGATACCAGTTCTTCATGTTCTCGTCAACCAAGAAACGAATGAATAGGTCTTCGTAATTAAGTTCGTCACCAGGATGTCTGAGTTTGTTAACTCTACTTCCTGTGTCAGCAGAACCCATCGAAATGGCAGGGACAGAGGCGGACTGACAGAAAAAGTCCACACCGTGAAGTTTATCCACAGACAACTTGAAGCCAATAGGAGACAAGAAGTTCCTATTCTCAATGCCTGTAAAGAATGACTCTGGGGGAAGAGCTCTATTGTGTGATTCTAATGCCATAAGAGTTAGGAGTATCCTGTTCCAGCTGCTTGTAACCAGGGGAACGGGTTGGAGTTTTCTTTGGGTTCTTCCTTTACTTCAGGAGAAGGACCATGGAATGATTTATAGAGAATAGTAAACTCATCAAACGAAAGACCTAGTTCTTCTAGATTACTTTCCATCAAATCATACAGTTCAAATAACTTACGAGTGTCGTCCATAATAATAGTGTTTTAGTTATTTATTGGCATAAAAAAAGGTCTCCCGAAGGAGACCTATAAGAGATCTTAGTGACCGTGGATCACATTAAGTTCTCGATCTTAACACGTCTGTAGTAACGGTTGCTGTTGTCGGTCAGGCGACCCAGACCCTGGTTGTAAGGACCATGAGGACCTTCAGCATAAGGGTTAGCAATCAGACCATAACGGGTCTTGAAGCCGATGTTAGGCTGGAAGGTTTGGCTAGTGACCGAACGAACCATCTGAAGGGGCACGTAAGGGCAGTAGAACAGACCAGCATCATAGGCGCTAGAACCTTTGTAGCCAACCACGTAGTAGTGGGTGTCAGAAACGTTGGCAGAATAGGGGTCGATGTAGACCTTGATCTTACCGTTGATGGTACCAGCAAACAGGTTACCGGTGTCATCGACGTTCAGGTTAGCGTTCAGAGCAGGGGTGTAGTCCAGAACACCAGCCATCGTGAGGGCGGAAGCAACGTCTGCGGAGCAGATGATCATGTTGCCTTTGCCACGACGAGTCAGCTGGGCGATGGCGTTACAGTCTCTTTCGATCTGGAACAGAAGTCCTTTGAACTTCTCAACGGACCAACGACCATTGGAGTCAACGTCCAGGTCGAAAGTACCAGCGGTGTTCACGTTGTTCTGAGCACCGGGAAGAGCCGTTCTGTAAACAGTGCGGACGATCTCACGGTTGATTTCCGAAAGGATCTCAGAAGAAAGGATGTTAGCCAGTTCAGCTTCAGCATCCAGACCGTGGATAGCACGGAGGTCCTGAGCCAGTTCCAGGGAGTACTGAGCCTTGAGGGCACGACCACGGGCTTCAACAACAGCCTTCTCGATGGAGAAGCCCATTTGACGGAACTCGTTACCGGGTTCGCCAAGGCGCTCCATTTGATCCTTCTTCATACCACGCATCTGCTGCAGGGTAGGATCGTAGTTGGTGCCACCGGGGTTAGAAGCGTCGGTGGTTACACCAGCACCGGAGAGGGTGGAGTCGAGGAGACCGGGGTTGCGGTCAGCAGGAACTTCACCGGGGACGTAAGGATGGTTGATCTGCTTGTCGGCAGCATAAGGACCATCAGGGTTCAGACCGGAAGCAGCAGTTTCGGTAGTTCCACCGAAAGGACCGTCGAAAGGAGAATCCCAACCATCACCAGCACCAGTTTGACCACCGGTGGTAAGAGGACGCGTGAATTGACCATTAGCATCTTGCTCATAGCCGTTGTAAGCCTGGCTACCAGCCTTGAACTTGTCAGCTCCGTTGGAGAAGGTAGGATCGGCTTCGTCGAAGAATGCTTCGTTAGGACCGTCAGGACCGTCATACATCGCACGCATGGCGAAGATCATGCCAGTAGGACCAGACATTGGCTGAACGCCACAGATGTCATAGGCAATCAGGTTAGGCATGGAGCGTCTGATCAAGGAGATCAGAACGGGGTCGAAACCAGCACGGGGGCCAGCGTCAGCGTTGAGACCGTCAGCATCAACGGAACCACCAGTGATACCCTGGTAGCCTTGTGCGTTGACAGACATCGTGGGGGCTTCCATCAGAAGACCAGAGCCACTGCCTTCAATGGCAGCTTGCTCACGCAGGAAGCGTTCTTGGTTTTCGAGGAGTTGAGCGGTTACAGCCTTTCTGTAAGGATCAGTAATCTCGGGGAGATCTTGATGACTCAGAATAGGTGCCCACTTTTCGGTTAAATGGTTAGACATTTTGGGGGGTTTACCTGTTTAGTAGTTGTTAATAAATCACTTAATGGTTCTGGAAAGTGCTCGGCTGTAAGCAGCCATCGAGTTAGTCAATCCTTCTTCCATTGTTGGTTGCAGAACTTCTGCGGACTCTTCAAGGTATTCTGTAGGTTCAGCGGCAGCCTCTTGGGTACCGGTGAATGATTCCTTGAGAATCACAAGTTTCTGTTTGAACGAATCTTCACTTTCAAACTCTACCGATTCAGCAAGACCAGCGAGTCTTTCCTTACCAGCTTCTGAGAGATCCCAAGAAACATCGGCAAGAACGGACTGCTTAGTGAAGCCGGACATCTGCTGAGAAAGACCGACATTAGCTTCGATCTGCTCGTTGAGTTTGTCTTCCATGTCATCAAGCTTAGCGACCATTGATTCAAAGATGTCATACTTCTCATCGGGAAGTGTGACATAATGGTCTTCAAACAAACCTCTCAAGCCTTGCATGAAGGACTCGGAAAGTTCGTTACGGATGCCGTTTTCGACAACCAATTTGTTTTCTTCCAGCCACTGGCCAGAAGTATAGTTGAGGAATCCCTCTACCTTCTCAGCGATGTCAGTAATTTCTGACTCGAAACGATGAGAAAACTCTTCTTCAAGACGCTGAACTTCAAGAGCAAGCTTTTGGTTCAGAGCACTTTCAAAGATGACCTTAGCACGAGCTTTGAAATCATCCGAAGCATCGTGGTCCGATGCCAACTCTTGAAGAGCGTCACCGGCAGTCGAATCGACTTCGGCGTGCTCATAAGCCTTGGCAAACTGAGTGCCCTGAGGGGCAGACTTCAGACCATCTTTTCCAGTGGCAATAGAGGTATCAGGACCTTCATTATTTCTGCCCTTGGTACCATCATGCTTGCCACCACCGGGGAGGACTTCGCCACCGATTTTACCTTCGGGACTGGAACTCACACTACCAGGAGCACCTTTAAAAGGGTCTAGTTTGGTGGAGTTATCCGTGGACCTTTCATTCTCTTGGGTTGGTCCACCCAGATCATTTTTCGATTGCCCTGGGACTAGCGACGTAGGGACCAACTCTTGCATCGGTTCTGCGGCGCTCGCCTTGGCATTAACTGCTGTGCGAGATTGAGCCATTTTACTTTAGGAATTCAATTACTTTAGTCTTTGTTATTTATAAAACACTTCTGCTAAGGTTATTTTCTTTACGGAAAATCACCCCATCAAAAGGTTATGGAATGTGTCGAGGATAGCCTCGTCAAGTTGGTTGGAGGAAATGTTTTGGAGTGTAGTCCGAGCTCTTTCCAGGTCTCTTTCTTTCAGGAGTCCGTTATCCCAGACCCACTCTTTTCCTTCCATAATGCCCTGAACAAAAGCGTCTGGAGCACTGGGATCTGCAACGATGTCAGCAGCAGTAGCCAACATGAAGTCTTCACCCACATAGTTGACACCATTGCGAGTAACGAGAGATCCCATGCCGCGTGAAGAGACACCCAGTGTAACCCCATCATTGAGTAGGGCTCCGGCGATACGTCCCATAGGAGTTTCGAGGATCTTAGCCTTTCCAATGAAGTTGCTCCCTTCTTGTTTTAGTGAGGTGATTTTGTGAGAAACGCGGTCAAGATTGACCGTTGGTCCGTCTGGGTGACCCAGCTCCCCCATAGCACGGTTCTTATTGACGTAGGCTTCATTGTAACGATTAACCTCTTTAGCCAAGATACGGCTTTCGTAGATACGACCGTTACGGTTTTTGATGTCACCTTGGAGAAAGGGTCCTTGAATGTGAAAAGTTTTCTTTCCATTACTTTCTTCGGTCAAAACCTCAACGGTTTCGATCTCTTCTCTAATCAGTTTCATTGTTGGGTTCCTCTTCGGTTTCTGGGTACTCACTGACTGGTGTTGACTCCGAATCCGTCATGTCGACGACGGGTGCGAAATAATCAGCAGCTACACGAGGTTTAGAATCAGCAATTGCTTGATAAGAACGAGAAAGAAGTTCTGAGTTAAAGACATCAGAAGCTTCGGCATTCTTACCTTGAGCAATCAAATCAATTAGTTCTGCAACTCTTGACATAATATTGTGTGTTTGATTGTTGAGTTATTTAGGAATATGGTAGTTACATAGGTGCAACGCCCGGAGAACCACCCATAGCTCCACCCATAGCTCCACCCATACCACCTGAAATATCACCAGAAAGATCCATGTCGCCAGGGACTCCTGGAAGTTCACCATTGGCACCTTGAAACTCACCTGAGAGTTCTGGACTCTGTCCCGGTTGTTGTTGCTGACCTCTTTGCAACATCTGAGCATTAGGGTCAGGAATAATTCCGACGTTACGTTCGTAAGAAATCTGTTGATCGATCTCTTTGATCTCGCCATCGGTGTAACCAAGAAGACGGTTACGAATCTGATAGACAGAGAAGTACTTACCGATGTAAGGTTCGGCCTGAGCGGCAACCTGAAGTCGGTTTTGCATCATTTCCTGTTCTCTTAGTTCAGAGAAGTGGTTGTCATAGATGAAGTCAAACTGAATGTGTTCTCTCATAGAGTCAAACTCTTTAGGAGACACAACACCTTTCAAGACCAGTTGTGTTTTCAGAATGTCCGTAAAGAGATAAGAGAACTTCTTTCTCATTCTTCCAACAAACTTAGCAAACTTCACCTCGTCTCTCATGATGTTATCTGACTTACCCAATTGGAAACCAGATCCAGAGTCTTGTCTAGACAGAGGCACATTCAAAGAACGATAAAGTTTATCTTGGAAGTACTTAAGGTCTTCCAGTTCTCCTAGGTTCTGACCACCAGGCAGTGTAGAAACTTCTGTACCACGACCACCCTCACGACGTGGAAGCCAATAGTCTTCCAACATCGACATGTATTTCTTCTCGTCACGGATCTCACCAGTTGCCTGGTCATAAGAGATCTTTGTTCTATAACGAGCCATCACATCACGAAGGTAGCTTTCCGCCTTTGCTTTGGGAAGGTTACCGACGTCAATGTAGAACAAACGACGTTCTGGAGCTCTTGCCATTCTGTAGATAACAATGGCATCTTCCATCCAACGTAGTTGGTTCAAAGACTTCTGTGCCTTATTGAGATAAGAAAGAACCTGACCATTACTACCATCAACCAAACCAGAGGTCACATAGGTGACAGCGTCTCTGGCAATTTTGACTGTACCGTTCTGGCCAGCCTGTCCCATAGAACCACGACCCAGATAGTTTAAACCTTTCTTATTGTATACGAAAAACTCATTGACACGAGCTGGCATCTGTGTGGATCTTTGTCCGAAAACTGAAGCCTCTTTAGAGCTATGAGTTGGCTGAGCGT